TTGTAACTCCCGAACAGGATACTATTACTATTTTAAATAGCCCTAGTTATGATTCAGAAGAATTTGCCAGTAATAGTATTCAGGAAATAATACCTTTAGAGGTAAATGATGTTTTTGGAAACCCCATTAATTATATATTCACTATAAATGATAGTTTTGGTGATGGTATATGTTGTGCATATGGGGCTGGGTATTTTATAGCAGGAAATCAATGTCAAGGTCTTATATTTTTAGATTTTGAATTTGACTCTTCTCAAAAATTTTTCCCTTTTACATTAGAACCCTGTAATCTACCCCCTCCACCAATTGAGGGATGTACAGATCCAGAAGCTCTTAATTATGATATAAATGCAAATGCTGATGATGGTAGTTGTGAATACATAGAACACACGTATGGTTGTACAGACCCTATTGCATTAAACTATAACCCAGAAGCTACTAGTTTTTACACTGGCAACATAGCACCAACACCTTGTAATTCATTTTACCCTAGTAATTATAATTATTTTGGAATTAATTTAGATTACTTTTATGAAAATCAATCTGCATTTGCAATAGGTACTGAAATTATAGTAGGTGGTTTCACTTATTATATAGATGGTACAGGTGTTCCAAATAATTGCAATGAAGGGGTAGCAATGATATATGTGGTAACTGATCCAACTTTAGCTGATGGTAATTTATTTGATACAATGCAAGCAGGTGCACTATTCACCGATTTATACCCAGAAGATACATGGGAAATTAATCCTTGTGAATACATTTATGGATGTAATGATCCACTAGCTATAAATTATGATCCTGAAGCAACTGCAGATGATGGAAGTTGTATATTAATTTCAGGATGTACGGATTCTACTGCATTAAACTACAATCCAGCAGCAGTTATAGAATCTCTCCCGGGTTTCCCAGGTCCACCTCCTTGCCAATATTTTACTTTAGATACAACCTCATGTGGAACAGATTCTGTAGAACTTATAGTAGAAATTACAGTAGATCAGTATCCTCAAGAAACTAGCTGGAATTTAATAACTAATTGGAATGAAGATCAAATAGTTATGGAAGTTTTACAAGGAGAGTATAGTGATGTAAGTATGGGAACAACAGTTACACATACAGCGTGTGTAGCTGATAATACAAATTTCACTTTTAGAATATTTGATTCATACGGAGATGGTCTTGGAGGTTCTCAATGGGGTGGAATTGATGGAGAATGGATAGTATACACTGCATGTGATACTATTGCTAGTGGTGGAGGTAATTTTGGGTTTAATGCAATGGCTAATGGAAATACTGGAGATTGTGATGATTTACCAATCGAAGGCTGTATGGATGATAATTACTTAGAATATAATCCTGAAGCAGTCTTGGATGATGGCTCATGTTTAACCGAAAAAGTTTATGGATGTATTGATGAAAATTCTATAAACTATGATGAAAATGCTAATACTGCAGAACAATTTTCAAACTGTTTACATACATTAAATTTAACTGATTTAAGTGCTAATGGGTGGGGTGGTTCATTTTTAATAGTAATCCAGGGTGAAAATTATTATGGACCTTTTACAGTACCCCCAGGAGAAGCATTATTTACAACAGAAATAGACTTTAATTCTAACGAATTAATAAAAGCATTTTTCTACACAGATCCTTTATCTGCTTTCTTTGCTAATGAATGTGGATTTGAAATAATTAGTCCATCTGGGGAAGTTGTAGTATATGGTGGTGATAATCCTATTCTTAACCCAATCAGATTTTCCCCATACATGTACTCAGGTTTAGGTCAATGTTTAGAAACATGTATACCAATAGTTGAAGGTTGTACTGATGAAAGTGCATGTAATTACGATTCAAATGCTAATACCTTATCTTCATGTACATATAATATTGAGTATTATGATTGTAATAATCAATGTAATAGTGACTTAGATGGAGATGGAATTTGTGATGAATTAGAAATTGTGGGTTGTCAAGATCCATCACAATATAACTTTAATATTTTAGCCACAGACCCTGGAGAATGTGAACCTTTTATTTATGGATGTACAGATAATACTATGTTCAACTTCAACCCAGAAGCTAACACAGATAATAATAGCTGCATACCAGTAATATTTGGATGTATTGATGAAACTGCATTTAATTACGACCCATTAGCTAATACTAATAATGATTCTTGCATACCAATTATTTATGGTTGTACAGATGACACAGCATATAATTATGATGTAGAAGCAAATACTGATGATAATTCATGTGAAGATATAGTTGAAGGTTGTACGCAATCAAACCAATTCAATTATAATCCAGATGCAAATACCGATGATGGATCATGTTATCCTTTTGTATATGGCTGTTTAAACCCTAATTCATATACATATAATGATTATGATGGTGATGGAGTTGGTAATCCATTAACAGGGATAGATGGTGTGGATGTAAATACCAATAATAACTTATGTGAACCATTTATATATGGTTGTTTAGATGAAACAGCATTTAACTTCAACCCAGATGCTAATACCGAAGATGTAAATAATCCGTGTGAACCATTTGTTTATGGTTGTATGGACCCAACTCAATTTAATTACGATGTTAATGTAAATACAGATGATGGTTCATGTATAGAATTTATATATGGTTGTACAGATGAAGAAGCTTTTAATTATGATCCTTTAGCTAATACTAATGTAGGATGTGAATCGGTTATAGAAGGATGTACAGACGTAGAAGCTTATAATTTTAACCCTTCAGCAAATACAAATGATGATTCTTGTGTAGATATTGTATTTGGATGTACAGATGAAACGGCATTCAATTATAATCCATTAGCTAATACTAATGTAGGATGTGAGTCTATCATACAGGGTTGTACTGATGTAGAAGCTTATAATTTTAATCCATCAGCTAATGTAGATGATGGTACCTGTGAAGATGTAATATTTGGCTGTACAGATGAAACGGCATTTAATTATAATCCTTTAGCAAACACAAACGTTGGTTGTGAATCAATAGTTGAAGGTTGTACTGATGAAGAAGCTATTAATTATAATCCCCAAGCCAATACAGATGATGGTACCTGTGAAGCTGAAGTATTTGGCTGTACGGATCCTACAGCATTTAATTATGATTCTTTAGCTAACACAGATAATGGATCTTGTGAAGAAATAATATTTGGGTGTTTAGATGAAACTGCTCTAAACTATAATGCTGATGCTAATACTGATAATGGATCATGTGAAGAAGTAGTTGAGGGATGTATGGATCCTTTAGCACTTAATTATAATGAGCTAGCTAATGTTGAAGACGGTAGTTGTATAGATGCAATTTATGGTTGCACAGATCCGTATGCTTTTAACTATAACGAATTAGCAAACGCTGATAACGGTACTTGTATAGACGTAATTGAAGGATGTACTGACCCATCAGCTTTTAATTATAATCCTGAAGCTAATACTGAAGATTTTAGTTGTATTGAAGTAATATACGGTTGTACTGATCCACAAGCAGCTAATTACGATGAATTAGCTAACACAGATAATGGTACTTGTGAAACAGTATATGCCAATTGTATAGATTCAGTAGTTGAAACTTATAATTTATTAGGATTAGAAAGCGAATGTTTTGCTTGGGTGATTGATGTTAGTCCAAGTTGTTGTGATAATGGATGGGCAGATGGATGTCAGACAATATATAATTATTGTGATGAAAATACAGTAACTAATATAGAAGAATTTGGTGAAACTCAAATAATTGTATTTCCTAATCCAACAAGAGATCGCATAAATATCGCATGTAACTTGCGTGTAAACGCAATCCTCTATAATTCCATGGGACAGCTTGTAATAGAAGAGACTGACGTAAAACAATTAGATTTAAGTCAATTTGAGGCAGGTGTTTATAACTTAATTTTAATTCATAATAATCTTAGGTTTACTAAAAAAATCGTTAAACAATGAAAAAGCTTTTAATTACCTTATTATTTTTTATACCTCTTTTAACACAAGCACAACAGCTTAAAGAATGGGGTAAACAGCAACTTAAATTTGCTACTTTTTATACTGCGGTAACTGGTAATAATTCATTAGCAGATGTAAGTGTTTATTCTATAAATCCTACTACGGGTATTTTAGAAGAAAATATTGAATCTACTCCTTTTGATTATACTTTAGCTTTTGGGGTTAGAAAAATTGCTCGTTTAGATTATGAAAATAGAAAAAATGTATTTTATAATGGTACTGAAACATCTGTTTCAGATGCCGCTACTGTAGGTAATGTAGAAGGTTTAGAATATTTATTTGAATTTGATTATAAGAGACAACAAGGAAGAAAATTTGTTGATCAACAACACTTTTTAAGATATGTCCACGATCACTGGATATTAAAAGTAGAATATGTTCAAGATGGGTTTGCTGATTTAAGATATTTTGAATCCTCACAACGTTATAGATATAATATAGCTAAGGAATTCTCTTTAAATATAGGTTTAGTTCAACGTTTTTCTGAACCCTATGGGTTTGATCCTTTAGATGGTTTAGTAGGAGCTGATTTTACAAATATAGCTATTGAGCAAGGTTATAGTACTAATTTTGAAGGGGAATGGATTAACCCAGGAGGAACAGTAGTTGCAGAAAATAATATAGTATGGAATGCAGTAGCACTTCCTAATGTATTAAATGAATATGTTGGTCAAGAAAGAGATTTATTACCATATCAGTGGAATCATTCATTAGTATTAGGATATGATTATTATCATTATACTAAATCGTTTTGGTTTCACTCATGGGCCAGTATATTACCACTTCATGTAAGTGCTAAAAATGAGTATTCATATTCTAATTTTATAGATGGTAATACTTGGTTTGATTATACAGGTGGTTTAATTTTAGGATGGCAAGTAAATAAAAGATTAGGTCTTTTCTCAGAGGGAAAATACCATAAGTACTGGAATCGTACATGGCATGATTTTTCAGTTGGTTTTAATTATAGAATAATTTAAAAATAAAATCAAAATGAGTTGGAAAGAAATATTTAAAGATAATAATGATTATAATGAAAAATCTATAATTGGATTTTGTGCATTCTTAATTATGACTATTGTAATGATAGCAGATGTAGTAACTGGCTGGGCTGGTAATGATTTAGTAATTAATGAAGCTATTTATAATTCATTTGTAATGGTAGTATTAGGATGTTTTGGTATAGCTGGATTAGAAAAATTTGCAAATCGAAAATAATGTACGAATATAAAGCAAATATTGATAGAGTAGTTGACGGAGATACTATTGATTGTACTATTGATTTAGGATTTAGTACTTGGAAAAAAATAAGAGTTAGAATGGAGGGGATTAATACTCCAGAATCTCGAACTAGAGATAAAGAAGAAAAAAAGAGAGGATTAGCTGCTAAGGATAGACTAGCAGAAATATTATCATATAATAATAATAAATGTATTTTGAAAGTTTCTGGTCTTGGAAAGTTTGGAAGGGCACTAGCTAGCGTATATGTTGATACTTTATCACCAACTTCCTCTAAATCATCCATTACTGAAATTAATGTAAATCAATTATTAATTGAAGAAGGACACGCTATTGCCTATTATGGTGGGAAGCGTTAATTTTTCTATAATCTTTATATATTTATAACAAAACCACCAATATGGCTAATAATAATTTTTATTTTGGGTATAGTAGAAACCCTAAAAAACGCGCTAAAGCTCTATCTAATCCAGGAGGAAAAAAAGGTGGATTTGATATGGATGTAGAATCTTTAAATCCTGGTGAATTTAGAAAAGGAATACACTGTGAATTACATAAATTAGGAGCTGCTAATATCAATGAAGCTTCTGAAGAACAAAAAGAAAAAGCAACTGAAAGTGTAATTAAAAATTTAAAAGATGTTCCTGCTTATTATTCTTATTACGAGCATTACGAAGCTACTACCCGTAATATGGATAGAAAACCTTCATTTAAATCCTTTTTAAAAGAATTAGAAGGACATTCTATGAAAGAAATAGGAGAAAAATTTACTGAGGATAAAATGAAAGAAATTAAACTTAAAGAATCTATCCGTACTGAGGTTAGAAATAAAATTAATGAATTACTCAAATTATAATAAAATGACTATTGAAGAACTAAACAAAATCATTCAAGAAGAGCTTAAAGCTTACTTAAATGAAGAGCAAACCGATGAAGCCTACATGGAGGATGAAGACGGTGATGATGATATCGAAGTAACTACTGATGAACCTGATGAAGAGGATGATCCATTAGCAACATTAAGACAAATTTATGATATGTTAAAACCTCTTGTTGAACCTGAAGGGGAAGTTGAGAATGATGAGGGGGATTTAGAAGGAGATGAAGAAGAAGTAGAGGGTGATGAAGGTGATGATGAAGAGGGAGAAGAAGTAGATGAAGCTGTTGGATATCCTAATTATAGAGCAGATCAAGTTCAAAAAGTAAAACATGACGCTGGTGATATAAATCAGAGTCTTAACGAATCAGTAGCTCGCTTTAAAAAGCTCGCTAATATTAAAGGGTAATTTCAATGGTCAATATTGACGCTTTATTAAACGAATGGGCGTATCGATGTGAGAAGGGCTATCCAGATATGGATAGCCCCTCTGATCTTCGTGTTTTAAATACCATTTTACAAGAACAAGGAATTTCATTTCCAAAATTTCAAGAACAAGTTATAGTTGAACAAGAAGAAGAAGGACCTAGTAAAAAAGAACTTATTGATCTAATTGATAAAAGTGATTTAAGTTCTAAAGCCTTAACTCGAATTATTAAAATAGTTAAAGGAGCAGGTTTCCGTTCTAGAACAAAAGATCTTTTATCCAAAAACGGTTTTACAGAAAAGGATTTTAAAAGTGGCGTTACTGATTTAGATAAAATATTAAATACTATTACTAATAGTGAAGTTGATGAATTATTTAAATATTTAGAAGAACCTAAAAAGTTATCAAATTTTCCCCCTAGAGGTAATTTAATTAACCAATTAGGTATTTCATCTGATTTAGGTAAAGATTTAATGGGGATTGAAGGAATAGATGATCAAGGATCTAATATTGGTAAAATAGAAATATTTTTAGCTTTAGTTCTTAGTGATGTTAATAATAGAAAAGGAGGAGGTGACCTAAACTGGGAGGGTGTTGGTAATTTAGAAATTAAAGGAGCAGGGGGTAGAGCTGGACAACAAAGTGGTAGGGGTGCCTTTATTAACGGACAGAATAGGATAGCTGATAAGTTTATTCCTATGGGAGAAGAAAGAGAAGAATTTGAGGCGAGTGATGAAAATAGGTATATGAATTACTGTTTAAAAAATGGATTTGATTTTGTTTCTAAAAAAGAAGATAATATTAAAGAATATATTAGCTTTACCCAAAAATTATTAGATGAAATATTTTTTAATAAAGGATTAGCTAAAAAGTATTTTAATAAAGCTGATGATTTTAAGGATTTAGCTAAAATGAGAAATAGTATCTTTAAATTAAATATAGAAGCATACGCTGAAAAAACAAATGTGGATGCCTTTATGTTTGCTAGTGCTACAACGGGTGAATATGCTATTGTTGATATAGATAAAGTCGGAGAAGCAATTGATCAAGGAATAATTATAATAAGAGTAAGTCCAGTATTGGGATATAAATGGGATGACCCTAACCC